GTGTAGCGATGCCCAGGAGCTCAGCAACCACAGGGTTGGCGGTATCGGTAGGACCGAACTCAGCAGTGAAGCCAGGAGCGATCAGAATCTTGGGGCAGAAGCCGTTGATGGACTCGGAGCCAAGGAACGCATGAACGCCTGTATAGGCTCCGGTTCCGGCATCAACACCACCGACCACATTGGCTAGGGTGTCAGCAGCAAGCGTCCCTTCCTCAACACGAATTACGACAACAACCGCGCCAGTCTGGGCAAAGATGTCGCTCATGGCCTGTGGCAAAGTTCCAGCGAGACCGAGTGCAGCTGCCTTGCGCTGATCGCCTGCGACAAGTACCGGAGTATTAAGAGGGAATGCCTCATTGATACCGCCAGCAAGGTATGCACGACGAACGGAAGTGACCTTTCCTGTACCAGTTGATGCACCAGTCGCGGAAACGGTCACGAGTGCATTAGCAGCAGTATTTGCGGCGATCGCAGCCATCAAAAGTGCACCAGTGGTGCTCACAACCTTGGACGCATCGGTTGCGAGAGTGACGGTGATCACCTGGCCGGATACGGAAATGGAAAGCGCTCCACTTACGACATCTGGAGCATTCATGATCAGCGCAATCTTGTTTCCAAGAATGCCTAAGAGCTTGGATGTGATGGTAAGAGCGTTATTATCGGAGACCTTACCAATCAGCAGAGAGGCTTTGACCTCGGCCTGCGAATCTGGTGCGGTACCAACCACGCCAATGACGCTAGAGCGTACGGTAGAGACAGGGCGTGGGCCCTTATCTACTTGTACGACCTCAACGCCGTGGAGAAATGTTTCAGCCATTGTTTTTGCCTCAGGTTTTGATGATGTAATTGAGAATCAATTTTAAATTAGACTTTTGATTACAGATTATAAATTGCGTTAATTCACATCCCATAAATTTATTTACAAGAACTTATTAGTTAATAGAATAATGATCTGTTCCGACATCTTGAATAAAATGAGAACTCTTTACACCAGTTAGAATAATAGACTCAATAAAGCCACTAACAGTAGCTCCTATCCATGTCGTTTGTACGCCAGTTGTTTTAAGATAAAGATTATGGTAATCAGATAGACATACTACTTTAAATTTTCGACCAGTCGCACTTGCGCGGGGGATGGTAAAAATACGGTCATTAGTTAAACCGGTAAAAATATATAGCTCATATGGATCATCAGGATCATACGTATAGTTTGAATCATTAATGATCTTTGGAGCTGAAATAGCGCCATGTGAAATATGATCCTTGGATGTTGTAACAGGAACGTTGAATGCCGTACCAGAATCAGAGGCAAACATAATTCCAGGAATATTAAATGCTCCGTTAATGATCTGGGGAGAGCACGCCCATGAATTAGAGAATGAAGCCCATGAACGGTTTCTAATCCACAAAAGATTATCAGTAATTAAAAGACTTGATGGGCTTAATCGACCGCAAAGTATCTGGCAATTTCCAAAAACAAAAAGAGATACTTCCTTATACATCCGAAGTCCGGTAGATGTATTTAATGGACCATTAAGCGCATCAGAAACGATAAACATTCCTGGCGTTACATAGGCATCAAGATTTAAGCCGTAATTCTGTAAATTGGATACATTAAGAAGCTTTTCATCAATACCGTCTAATTCCTCTGCTACAGTTCCACCTCCAGTACGGTGGATGCTCGAATCGACAATCTCACCAAGAGGATCATTCTGGCACATCCATATTTTAGTGCCTTGCGGATAAGACTGTCCAAGAGTTATTCTAGTTGCGCTATTGGTCGTAAAATTAAAGCTTCGTACGCCTTCGATATAGAGGGCTAGTCCTTGAGTTCCTACCTGATTACATTCAATAATAAGCTGATCTGCGGCAAGTATCTGTGCTTCAATAATTGCATTCACAAGATACGTAAATGAACCAGCATCCTGCCAATGAATATCACCATCAGCGTTGGATGCTTTAGTCGCGATCTGATTGGTTAGTCCACCAGGGAGAAGGTTTGCCAAACCATAATTATCAATAACCCAGGCACGAGATGCAATTACGACATTTGGATCTACGAGAAGATTTACGACACTTGAATTGGCTACTTCCATAACGACACGGATCACAAGATCCCGCATTGTCCCCTCTGTGATCTGAGGCTTATAGGTAGCTGCAAAATTTGAAATGCAGAACAGGTTCCCGTCACTGTCGTATACACCCACTTCACGGGCTGTCCAACCACCTACGTTTGACGGCACCGCTAATTCTGCGATGATGTAATTTGCGTTATTAGGATCGATTGAAAGACGTGTAAGGGAGCCACGATAAACCTCGCGGACCAATGCCGTCTGGCCTTCTGACGGGGTCGTTGGGTTGCCGTTTCCATCACCGATAGCCATTTGCGAAATACTCACGGCTGTTCCAAGAGCGACCGCATTTGCGATCTTTGCCTTTCCAGCCAGAGTCAGGAGCGTGTAATATGTCGTAGGCATTTAATTTCCTTGTTATCCCAAATATACGTTTTCGCTATCGATGACGGCACAGTAATAAAAAACAACGGCTATCGGTCAATCTTACCGAGAATCCTTTCTATGAGCACTTGAATTTCGTGGTATAGATCCCTGGCCTTCTCTGATTTTCCGTAGAGCTCTTGAATAGATCCCCAAGCTCTTTGAGAATCGCGCTCACCATTATCAAGTCGGGCATTAATTCTTTCAATTTCTGGCATTCGTTGGCAGTCACACTTCCTCCTGTTCTGGAGAGCATGAGCAATGCCAACAAGCGTTAATCCCGCTGTTGCCATTCCACCCAGAGTAATAATTACGTTTGAAATATCCATTCATTTCCAGCCTACCTTCAATATAGATTTTTTGGGGATGTTACGGGAATTAGATAGAAAACCACAAGGATGGAACATTTATCTGTTCCATGTCAAATGCGTTTCCAAGTGCTCCAATATTTGGTATTACAACACGATTTACAATCCCGCTGTGATCCGTCTTCCGTATATAGTTCTGGGGTATGAATAGAAGCTTCGCAAAAGTACGATTATTCAACTCACCAACCGTAAGTAAGCTACTTCCTGCTGCAGACTCAACAATCTTCCGTACTTGATTAGCGAATATCATAAATGTATCTGGATTGTTGCTATCAGGAACATTATTGACGTTGGATGTAGTAGCAAGGCCATTATTATAAAGACCAGAGGCCGATACGGAAAGATCAGCCGATATCTCCTCGAGATTCGAATGTCCTGGATTTATGATGTTTTCGCGCGTATAAGAAGCATTAGGAACCTGGAACTGCTGGATAATCCATCGGTATCCATAATAATAATGCGGAGACTGAATTCGTATTCCTTTGTATCCTGTGGACGACGATGCTTGCCATATTGGCATTGTCTGCGTGCTATCGGCTGTCAGCTTACACACAAGACGTCCTGAGCCAAGGTCCTGATCTAAGACACCCTGGCCAGAGAACTGGCAACTGATCGAGTTAATTCCGGTTATATCTGGGCCAGATCCACCCTTTATGGCGTATCGTTCTTCAATGGATGGAAGCGTGGCATATACGGTTACGAGGCACGATGCTGTTATACCCTTCCATGAACAGGAAATAGTAACATCTCTCGATAGAGAGGATCCTGTATTAGCGACTCCGGAAACAATGCCATCGGCAGAAACAATGGCGACTGAATTATCTGAACTGGCGTATGCTGGATTGAACATTCCTTCACCAGATACCACAGGAATAATTTGGTAGGCATTGTCCTTGCCATCGCTTCCATCGATGCACAACATTGAAATCTCGGAATCTTCGATGCGGAGAAGGTCTTTTACGTTGAATCGTGGATATATCTCAGTCGTTTCTCCATCCATGACTGCGGATAGGAACGTCAGATAAGCGGCATTAATTAGCTCTCCAGGTACATATGGAAATAGTTCGTCCTCACAGCCGGATATCACGGCAAGGGATGCGTATAATTTTCCGAACGTATCATTAGTCACAACCATCGCATCCAACTTCGACCTTACGTTCTTTGTATCCTGTATGATGCGAAAAATTGAATCGTATTCAACGTCTGTTATAGCTCGGTCGCGCACGTGGATATCTATGCGAAACGTATATGGGTCTCCCTTCGGGGTATCCTGCCACCATTCTACGATCTCCCATTGATATCCAATGGAATCCAAAGCCCGCTTAACGGCTCCAATCGTTCCCTTATATTTGTGGATGATCAGAGAATTTTTTACAATGGAACGCTGCTGCGCCTCTGTCCAGCTTGGCTCCCATGAGTCTACGGAGAATGCCCAGGCCAGCCAGGGCAAGACGCTCAGTGGGCAGGTATCAGGGTTCCAAAGGCTACGAATCGGGATACTGATTCCATCCAAGGACTCCTTGAATGATTGCTCAAGGGCCCGCTCAAGCTTGCTCGCGCTGGGAGGCAAGAGCGATACGAATGGATCACTCACCTACGCCCCCATCTGTGATCGCATCGTCGATGACGGAGGTGCAGTATGACGCTTCTTTGTAGGAAATCGCGACATAGCCAAGCGGAGCTACGGGTTGGGCTAGAATGACACGTGAGACGCCTTTCTGGTGCAGGGCTGCGTAGATTCCTGATATAGGAACATCGCGTCCTACAGCATGATAATAGGCCACAAATTCCTTAGCTGCCTTTCGGGCCATCGCCAGGATCACGCCACGATCGGCACCAGCATAAAACTTAAGTTCGGCCTGCAGGGAATAAGCGACCGGAGTGATCGACTGAACGACTACTTCATCCGTTAGGGGGCGAATGTCCTCTTTGCTCAGGATTGCAATAACATTCGCCAGTACATCAGCTGAGGCTATTCCGCTTGCTCCTTGAGATGTAAGCACAGACACTTCTACGCGCCCTTCCTGCCCATGCTCCTCTGGTCCCGCAATGCCGGCATCCAAAATGCGAGGATCCGCGCTTAATGAATGGAACTTGTACGAACCTTCGCTTCCGGCTGTAGTGATTCCCTCAAACGCTAATTGGGCGCGTCTGCGCAATGATGCATCCGATTCAACATAGTAGCCTGCACCACCGGCAGAAACATCGATGGATGAGACAACGCCACCAAGGACTATAGCATTCGCACTTGCTCCCGTTCCTACGCCTGAAATCGTAACCAGTGGCGCGCTAGTGTAGCCAGCTCCGACAGTCAGCACGGTGATTGCGGTAATGACACCATCGACGGTAACAGCCTCGGCAGTGGCTCCGCTTCCTCCGCCTCCGGTGATCGTCACCGTGGCCTCAGGAAACCGGTAGACATGGTTGTTTGCTGCGCACTGGTCGAGGTCGCCTTGATCCGCGCTTGCCAGCATCACTGCACGAACTGCATTATTAATCTTGGTCTTGAAGCGTATCGCGTAATAGGCTGCAGTCTCCAGAACCTTGTATGCAGGTTCCGATTCGACGGGAGCGCTCATTTCGGGATTGTTTGCAATGTAGTCGGCAAGGATAATCTGGAATTCATCCTCGAAAGACAGGACCTCGATAATGTTGGGAGGGGGAATATCCTGTAAGTCAATTGCGGTAGTCGTCATATTACGATGCCTTCAAGAGTAATAGCAGTTCCGTTCTCTAACAATATACCTAGAATCGTAAGCGATATCTTTCCCGACTCGCTCAACGAGTCAACTTTTACACGAGTCACTTTTAGCCTTGGCTCCCAACGCTCAATGCTATCGGCTGCTTCCGAAATTATATCAAGGATAGTAGATTGGTTTATCCCTTTATCCACAAGGTTGGGAATATCGCTCCCATATTCGCGGCGACATACGCGCGTGCCCTTGCGAGTAGTGAGGATATCGCGCACGGACTGGCTAAGGTGGGCTATTCCAGAGAGCGATTTTCCTGTAACTGCATCCATTCCTATCATGCCAATGACCCCGAAAGTTTAGACCAGCTTGCGATAACGGTTGAAAGATCGGCAGCCTGTATTACGCTTGCCGTACCTGCGCAAAAATAATAACTGTCGGAAGGCGGAGCGCCAGTCTGGGAAGATAGGCGTGTAAGCCAGTCGCCTGCGCCAGGAGGAACTAGAACAGAGTAAATGCCCGTGGTCTCCATGCTCGTGACGACAACTTGGGCATCAGCCAAAGCCTCCACCAGCATAGCCTTGCGACCATCGAAGGCGTTCTTTGCGTTCTGGGCTAGCGTAAGGCTCTTCTGCGCAGCATTGATCGCGCTCTTTGCAGACACAAGCTGGGCCGGAAAAACATCTCCGACAGTCTGGGACTTCCAGACATCTTCGTCCAGCCAGTCGGCATTTCCCTCGTCCAGTAGCGCTGGCTTTTCCAGAGCGGGGAGGGATGGCAGGTCAATGCGCATAGGCTTCGTGAGCGTATCCTTCATCTGCCCGTAAGCGTTTGCGATAGGCGTTAATGTAGGCGCCACAAATATGCTCACAATCATTGCTGAATAAACGGATCCACCAAGGGGTGGGGCACCTTCCGCATTCGCAAATCGTGAGATCCATGATCCCACTCCTGGCGTGATCGCAATCGCGTAAATGCCGGATCCTTCGAGATCGATCAGGAGCTGTGCTGCATTATCGACTGCGGTCTGCGCATTTGAGAGCATGGTCTGAATGGCTGTTTCAGCCTTGGCCAAGTCAGGGTCTGATAGCTTTGCAGTCGCATCAGAAACTAAGTGCGTTGCCTGCTGAAACTGGTTTCCAAAAAGATCTTTGAGCGTTTGGCTGTTCCACATGATTAGGTACCAGGAGTAGGAGGTGATGGGGGACCAACTGCAGCGGTTGGATGCATGTGGGTCGAAAGAGTTACCGGAGCACCTGTCCCAAGGGATATAACATTCCCCTGCGCTGTTAGGGCCCCATTCAAATCAATGTCTCCAGTAAGAGTAATACTCCCATCGAGAGTAATATCTCCCTTAAGGGTAATACCACCGGAGGCTTCAATAGTTGCTTTGCCACCTGCCTTGAGTGTGGCCTTTAGTTCGTTGGCTTCTCGGTCGTATTCGATAACCGTTCCGTTTTTGAATGTCATGCGGAATAGGTCTCCGCTGTCACCGTTCGCTTCATTGTCATCAGAGAAGATTCCGACTACCGCGATGGCGCGGCTCATGTCCCCACCAGGTGAGAGCATCAGCACTTGCTCACCTACTTCGGGAGGGCTCCAAATCTTGTTGCCACCAGCTCGGCCTGTAGCCCAAGGGATCCAGTTGGATTCCAGATCGCCATGCTTCACACGGATACGCGCCTTGGCGTAGTCCACCTTCGAGACTTCTCCTGGGCGTACAATATTCAAAAGCCTACGGAGCATGTCTGGAATTGCTAGTGCTTCCCAGCCTTCATCGGTTGCACTCATGTCTCAAGCTCTCCCTGCCATGCGGGTAGGTCGCATCCATCAGGGCCACATGCATTTTCATCGTTCGGGATCGGTGGCGTATTGATTCCGAGGATGTCGGCATATTCTTCGGGCGTTGCGCTCGGAATAGTCCAGACCTTTGTAGGCATAGCTCCTTGCGGATAATCATTAGCCTTGAGCGCGGTCATGTAGTGCGCATCGTAGTCCATACGGAAGCCCGCAATGACTTGCTCGCCTTGGATGCCGCTTTCCGTTGCGGTGCTTTTAAGAACTAAGTTATGCATGAGCAAGCCACTAAGGCGAGGATCCGAATTGATCACCGATTCAACCTGGTCGGCCAGCTGGTCGGCAAGATCCTCGACATCAATCTCATCACCCATCACGGCTCCCTCGATGGATAGCGTGCAGGTGCGTGTTAGGTACTCGCCATCTTGGGTAGGGTCATTTTTCTCATCGCTGGTGTAGACAAGAAGGCACGGAATCTCTTCGCGACCACTCACGGGTAGGATGCGTGCGCCATAGACCCTCTGCCCTGCATCGGTCTGTGGTCCTGCATTCTTGAGGATGGCCACAACCTTTTTGCGGATGCTAGTGCGGTACGAAGCCATCAGGCCTCCTTTAGGTAGATGGTCGCAATGTCACCGCGGAACTGAGCATCCTTGGTTTTGTAAGCCTTGCCCTTCACGCTGATCTCGGTATCTCGTGGTAGCTTGGATGCGTTTGCGCGACCGCAAATAATTCTTGGGGTAGTTACGGAAATAGCTGCACGGATGCCAGGTGTAGGGGCATCGTGCGCATCCGTGAAAATCGCATTGAATGCGATAGGCAAGCCCTCGACAACAGCGGAGACTCCGGTGCCGAAATCATCGTCATCGAAAAATAGTTCTATGTCGTCCGCTGTTTCGATTGGCATTGTTATTTACCCTTGCCTTTCGGTTTGACTGGAGCAGTGACAGGAGCCTCAGCTGGGGCATCTGCGGTATCTTCGTCGCCGAAGAGATCTTCCATATCGCCCGCGTCTGTTTCGGTCTCAGCGGATGCATCAGCGGGGGAAGCCACTAGGGTTCCATCGCCAAGCACCTGATCGAGAGTGAAATCACCGGCAACGCCTGGGATCTGCACAGTCGATCCGACCAGATCTTCAGGGCTTGCAGTATCAGAAGGCTGAATAATTTCAGCCTCTTCAAAATCCACTTCCTTCGCGAACTTGCGCCCAATATGGACTTTTGCTTCCGCGTCATCCAACTCGATCACAGAGCCGGGCTTCACAAATTCGCCGTTCAAATAGAAAGTAATCAGGGTTTTGATCTTCATAATTGCCTCAGTGGGTAAAAGAAAAGGCCAGGGGGGAGAAGGTACCCCTGGCCCTTTGGGGCTAAACCATTTCTGGTTAGGCCACCGTGAACGCTAATGTGGCGTATGGACGGTGCGGAACCATCAAAGGCGAGGACTGGAGTTGATACCAGCGACGGCTTGGGTTCTTCTTCGCCCAGGTATCCACATACTTCTCAATAGGCATCATGACATCTTCGTCCATGATAGCGCCATAGTATCGGCATCCTTCAACCTTGCTGCCAACCATGACCACAGTCTTGTCTGGCATGATGTTCTTGGTGGAACCATCGAACGGATCGATGTATTCGGCCTGATAGACGTAGAAGTCAAAACCGTTCCAAGAGCCCTTATACTCAGCATTGCCATCTTCGAGGACCGTTGGATCCACGTTCACTGCGATGCCGGTACCGCGCTGTAGGTTCAGGTAGCCCTCCTTGGAAATCAACTGGCGCATATTCGAGAAGTAGTCCCAAGCGAGGGGGTCCATGATCACGTCTTTAACGAGACCACCGCCAGCATTGGCGATCTTACGGGCATAGGTTTCGAGTTGCTTCTTGACGTTGGCAGTACCAAAGCCATCAGCATTCACAACGTCCCACTTGTCCGCACCAGAAAGTGCAAAGGTATGGTCGGATGGGCGTTGGAAATCAACGGAGGTGTCGAAGCCTTCGCCCTTGATTACCAGCTTGCCAGTGATGATCGCTTCCGCAGCCATCACTTCCTTGCGACGTTCAAAACTTTCATCCATTTCCGCGAGATCTTGGGCAACAATTGCAGCCTTGCGCTCTTGCAATGTGAGGGCACCGCCAAGTGCTTCACCTGCCATACGCTTGATAGCTTTGTTCGGGTCGAATGCGCGCATGTCTTTCAGGTATGCGGGCTTCAAGGTATCCAGAGTGGATCCGGTACCCGGTGTGACTTTGCCTTCCGACATTGGAGCCACGAATGGAGTGATGCGCGCCTTGCCGTTCTTGCGCTCAATCACAACTTCTTCGCGGTCGGAATTGATTTGGGCTGTAAAGTACTTCTTAAGAAAGAACGAAGGAACCTTCTTAAAGCTCTCCACAATTCCGTTAAGATATTCGGTGCTGTAAAAATCCATTGCTTTTGCTCCTTAGCCCAGGTTGGGCTCGCTGATGAAAATACCGCGGGCACGAAGTCCTTCGCGAACCGACGCGACGGTGTGACCGGCTCCCAGCTTGAGGAAGCTGGATATGAAATCGCCAGTCTGGAAAGAACTGGTGGTGACAGCAGCGCTTGTCGCGTCGATGTCTTCCGCAAGAACGACCAGTGGGGCTTGAGAACCATCGACCGATGCAGCAAGGGACTTCACATATTCACCAGAGCCAGCGGCAACGGTGATGGTGAAGGCATCGCCCACAACGAAGTCAACAGCTGCATCAGCAATCGCGAACTTGATCTGGTTGGCGAAAGCGGTACCTGCGACAATGTGCAGGCCGAGGCTGTTGCCTTTCGGATCGAATACTTCGAATGTGCCTGCATTGGCTGTGGCAGTGATGCATACAGCTTTGTATGCACCGAGCTGTGCGCCAGCCAGGAGAGGTGTGGTTGCGTCTGGAGTCAGCGCGCCCTTGGTTGCAATGGCCGATGCGGTAACTGCACCGAGCGTAACCTTGCCAAGCAAGGTACCTTCGGTAAGTTTGCCTTGACCGGTGGAAACCTTGATGGCAAGGCTCTTGACGGGATAGTCACTAGCAAAGCGATCGACTGGTGTAATCGATGCGACATTCGCATTATACTGTGGTTGGAAATTGGACATCTGGGCTCCTTTGGGTTACAGCATGATCCCACGGGCTTGCAGTGCCTTGAGATCGGCGGCAGCTTGAGCCTTGGGAGAAATAGTTTCTTTGTTGCCATCAGCGGTTGGATTTGCGCCAACGCCTTTGGCAATCTCTTCGGCGGTCTGAAAAGAAGTCTTTGCAGCGATAGAACCGCCGTTCTTCTTGAGGAATGCAATCTGCGCGACTGCAAATGCCTCAGGGGTGGAACCGTCTGCAATCGCCGTAGTGACAAGAGTCTCGCAACCAGCAATCACGGAATCCTGGATTGCGGAAATACGCTTGCGCTCTTCGCTCGCGGATGCGCTCTTAGCGGTCGCAATTTCTACATCAGCCTTTTCGCGCTCAGCCTTTATGGCAGTGGTTGCGGCAGTGGTTTTAATTTCATCCACATTAACGGAGGCGGTGCCCTCGTCACGGAATGCCTTTGCCAACTCGGGCCGAATCTTTTCAAGTTCAGCGGCGGTCAGCGTGTCCATTTCTACTTTCATTCTATTTACTCCTTATAGGTGGCAAGACCGCCCGACCGTATCAGGTCATTGACGATAGTTTCAAATATACCAATTTCATCCACCATTGAACGCTTTTTCGCTTCGCCTCCAACAAAAACAGAACCTTGTCCGTAATTGTCGAGTACTCCCTGAGCGTTAATCCCTCTTTGGCGCGCCACTGTATCGATGAAAACCTGTGCAAGCTCATCCACGACACGCTGAATTTCGCGTGCGCCAATATCGGTTTCGGGGCTTGCGTTCTTGAGGGGTGATTGCGAAGAAACGAACTTGTAGGATTTTGTCTTTGGGTTCTCGGAATCAACGCGCATCGAGACCATAGCACCGATCGAGCCGATCATTGCCGTTTCAGATGCAACGATAGAATCAGCGGCAGAACCCAGCCAGTAGGCAGCGCTTGCCATTGTACCGCTTGCGTATGCGATTACCTTCTTCTTTCCGCGCAGGCTGTAGATCTGATTGGCGAGTTCTGAAACGCCATTCACCTCACCACCAGGCGAGTCAATGTTCAGCAGGATCGAATGGATATAAGGGTTGTCGCTAGCCTCTCGGATATCGCGCGCAATCGTATCGTAGCTGGTTGCTCCACTGATCTTAGAAAAGAAGTCAGCCCTACGGAACAGTGGCCCAACAATGGGTACAATGGCTACGCCATCGCGCACTGTAACGTCGTGTGTATTATTCAGAGGTCGCCCAAGCTTCTGCTCAAGCGCCTCTATATTGCCTGCATACTCATGCTCACGCTCGGCAATTGCTGCGATGGTGTGCAGCCATTCCTCTTGAATGGCCCAGTTGGTGGCTGTGATTGCATCAATTACGCTACGTGCCATCGTCGCTACCGTTGTTATTGTTTGGATCTCTGTTTGGATCGTTCGCAGGATCGTTGCCATCAGAAGGAATAGGAGCTGTAGTTCCTGGTGCCTGCTTACTTGGGTCTATGGGCTGGGTGACAAGATTTGGATTCACGAGAACAGGGAGTTTGATATAGCGAGCCAGTTCGCGCTCACGCTGGTCAGCAACTTCGTTCCAGTCATTCTCGAAAGTTTCCATTGCGGTTTCAGACAAGGTCTTTGCACCCATACCGATCCACTTCATCTCGGCATCAGCTTCGACGCTCGGATTGATTTGTCCCATGCTTGGTCCAGACCAGATACAGGAGAGCCATGCTTCACGCGCAAAAGGATCATCGAAGAAGCCAGGAGCGTCGATAAGCCCATCAGTGATGCACTCGGTCAGCACCCACTCACGAACCGGATTGCAGAAGTGCGATACGGCAAAGGACCGGCGAACTTTGACGAATTTCCATAGGTCAAGCATTGCAGCACGCGCTGCGGTAAAGCTTGTCGTGTAGTGCTTCAAAAGAGTTTCGTACGGCTGTTCAAGAGCCATTCCTACTTGGCGTAGGAGTGCCTGGACAAAAGGATCGAATGCCGTGTTGGGACGGTTCGGATCTACCGACGTGATGCTCTCGCCTTTGGCAAGCTCGGCGATCATTCCTGGCTCTAGCTGAGTTAATCCTGTCCCGCTTGGAGTAACTTGCGTGCCATTCACCATGCCAGGAATGGATCCACTCAAGGCCCCGTTAAATCCTGTAGGAGCATCGCTTGTGATGAACACGCTGAAACAGGCAGAGACCACGGCGGCGGTAACTTCGGCATCGCTGTATCGACCAAGTTGCTTGAGCATCTCAATAATCGGAGCGAGGTAGGAGATTCCGCGCGTCTGGTCGGGGCGTGTCCTGCGGAAAACGTGGAGGAATAATCTACGTCCACTGTCATCAAATGCGGGAACCCGAACCCAGTCCTGCATGCCAGTGTTCAAATGACGCTGGTATATTTCGCCAGGGTGTACCTTGGAAATGTGGTACGCAATCGGAGCGGAATCAGAATCCAACTCGACTCCAGCACGGATATTTTTCAGCAGCGAATTCGTTGGGTTGCTGATACGGTCTGCTTCAATGATCTGGATTGCGGTTGCGAGCTTTGACCCTAGAACCTTGCGATAGCGACGAAGGACACCGACATCACCACTAACCATATAGTTGCGCTGGATCAGGTCTTGCATCTCGTAGAAGTTCTGGACTCGGCTGACATCGGCGTCCATCGAAGACGCCCATGTGTGGAAAATGAAATCAACTTTCTTCTGCCACTTCTCAGCATCATCGTAGCTTATGCCAAGGTATTCGTAATTGATTCGTGAGCGAGCGCGTAAGCCGGCACCAATGATATTTGTTGCGGCATTATTGATTGCGCCACCTGCAATCGGATTATTACGCTCTAGGTCACGAGCCTGAGAAGCGACCTTCTGGCGATCAAACAAAGTGTCAGCATCGGCACTTCCATTCGACGTTTCCCAGTTGATTACGTTTTTATTATTGCGTCGCGTGCTGGAATAGGCACCTGGTCCTGCAACAATATTCTTGATGAGATCCTGAACGTGTGACTCAGGAAGGATCAACCCACCAAACACAGAGTCTTTCGAGGTCTGCACAAAATTCATTTAGGCATCCCATAGTTGACGCGGATACCGCCACCGTTGGCCTCACGTGCAACCAGCGAGCGGAGCTTGGTTTCGCGGTCGTAAAGGTCGCGAAGTGTTGCGCGAGTTACCTGGCGGGATGCGCCACCCTCGCCAATAGTATAGCTTTGGGCACCGCTCTCGATTTTCTCGATTGCTGCCTGAACCGTCTCAAGCTGTTCTGCGTAGGTTTTAATTGCCATTGATGGAAAAATAGATTATTTCTAGCGAGTCGAAACCGTTTGAATTATTTACTGCCGGGATCCTCGCACCTTTCGACCCGAGTCCTGCACTGGGCTTTTCATCATTTCAACGATCTGGTCAATGCTGATTCCTGTCGAATACAGCGCTCCATAGGCATACACTCGGCAGTCAAGAGCCTCATTGCGGGGGCGCTTCTTATGGTATTCCCTTACGTCGAACCCTCGGGAATTTTTTTTGATGCGTACTTCTTCGGCAGTAAGCTGCTCAAAATATTCGATTCCATAGCGTGTCGGGAAATGGCTATAGCCAGGTCCAGGCTCTTGGATGCGTAGGCGCCCATAAGTCATGTCCTTGGCCTGGTTTACACCAACCGGAATGAGGTCTACATCCTTTTCAGTACCGACTTTGGAAGGAGCCCCAGCAATCGGCTTGTCGTCACCATGCATTCCCTTACAAGCGAAAACGCCAAATTCTTTGCGGGGCTTCGTGTAATTGTAAACCTCCTGTGTCCTAGATCCGTCACCAGAGTCTACCAGGATTCGAAATGGCCTAAGCATATTTCCCGTCTTATGCTTGAATATTCTTCTTATCTGCATATCAAGCAATTCAAAAACCTGCTTTTCGGTCGTGTCGCCATAGATCGTCACATAGTCAAGGCTCCACGTTTCCTCGCCTGCACCCCATCCAACCAACTCAAGTTCGATGCGGTCATGCTGGACATCGACGCCCATCGTGATGAACACAACGCCATCAGGTAGTGGATCAGGATCATATTCTTCCGCGCGCGCCATCAGTCCAGTATGGTCAACGCTCTCGCCCTTCTCTTCCCACGTCTCACCGAGAACGGTATTAATGAACTCCTTGAGTTTGAGAGGATTGCCTTGGGCAAGGATCCACTTCTCAGCAACCTCTGCCCAGGTGAACCAGCCCACGGGGGAATAGAGCGCGGAGATATGGAATCCCCTGCGCTTTTTGAAAATCTTCTCAGGGCACGTGGCTCTCCACTCGCCCTTGTTCAGCATGTCAGTCTTGTGGTGGTTCTCGATCACACCACCGCAATCTGGGCAAGCCATGTGCGCGGTGCGCCAGTTATAATTCCCATCCTCGAACTTCGGGATGATGAAATTTTTCCACTCCAGAACGTGCATGTGACCGCACTGTGGACATGGCACGAAATACTTGGACTGCTCCGTTTCGAGGTAGTCTGCCTCGATTCGGCTTGCTCCCTTGATCGTCGGGGTCGATGTCTTGAGGATTTTCCTGCGCGCAAAAGTCCGGGTACGGGTCCGGGCCAATTCTGCAGGGTCTCCTTCACCGTCAACGTCTGCGGGGTAGCGGTCGATCTCATCCAGGAAAAGATAACGGATAGGCATCGATGCGAGGGATGCGGCGGAGTTCGATCCAGCCAGCATCAGGAGGCCACCGGGAAATTCTTTGCTCATCATCGTGTTGCCAGAGTCGCGCGATCGGATCTCCTTAATCTTGTCGCGTAGCGCTGGGCTCTCGGAGATCAAAGGCGCAAGTCTTTGCTTCGAGACCTTCTTTGCCATTTCCACGGTGGGTTGCACCTGCAGCATTGGTCCAGGCGCATAGTCGATCACATAGCCAGTCCAGTTCAGGCCGCACTCGGTCTTTCCAATCTGGGCACCCGCAATGAACTCCACTTCCTCGACTGGTGACGTAAC